AGAACGAGCTAGCCATGGCCAGACCACGCACAGCAACCAACATCCTTGAAGCGCGAGGTGCGTTCAAGGCGAATCCTAACAGGGCGCGCCCGAACGAGCCGAGGGTTTCCGATCCGTTCCCCACGACGTGCCCTGACTATCTCACGGCTGAGCAGGCCGCGTGCTGGCGCGAGGTGTGCCGGTTGTGCCCGGCCGGGGTACTGACCGGCGCAGACCCGATTGTGGTTGAGATCGTCGCCTGCCTGCTGGCAGAGTTCCGGAGAGACCCTGACGCTATGCAGGTTTCGAGGATAACGCGCCTGACATCTGAGATGGGCAAGATTGGGCTTACCCCTTCATCTCGTGCCAGCCTGACCGTGGCTCAGCCCACTGGAAATGAGTTCGACGAGGTGTGATGTACTGGCTCAGGGCTGCGCAGTACGCTGATGACGTTCTGGCCGGCAAGATTCCGGCGTGCGGGTACGTCAAGGCGGCCTGCCGTCGGTTCCGGGCTGACCTGACGCGCAAGGATCTGGTGGCCAGCGAGGACGGGGAGCGTTGGTGCCGGTTTCTTGAGCGCTTGCCGCATGTGAAGGGCAAATGGGCCGCCAAGTCAGAGAAGTTCGCGCTATCCGACTGGCAGGTGTTCTGCACCGTCAACATCTACGGTTGGAAATGGGCCAAGACTGGGCGGCGTCGATTTCGCGAGGCATATATTGAAGTTGGTCGAAAAAACGGTAAATCGTTTTGGGTGGCCGGCCTTGGAATCGGGCACATGGTCATCGACGATGACTTCGGCGCTGAGGTGTACTGCGGCGCCACCACCGAAAAACAGGCATGGGAGGTCTTTCGCCCGGCCAAGCAAATCTGCGAACGATCCCCCGCGTTGCGCGAGAAGTACGGCGTCGAGGTCAATGCCAAGACATTGAATGTCATGGCCAACGGTAGTCGGTTTGAGCCTGTAATCGGAAATCCCGGTGACGGAGCGAGTCCGTCGTGCGCTATCGTGGATGAGTACCACGAGCACCAGAGCTCGCAACAAGCGGACACGTTCATCACCGGCATGGGAGCACGCGAGCAGCCGTTGATGATCTACATCACCACGGCCGGCGCGGATACAGGCGGGCCGTGCTATGAGAAGCGCGCGGATGTAATCAGCGTATTGGAGGGGACAGTACAGGACGACTCGGTCTTCGGCGTAATTTATACGTTGGATGATGGCGACCCTTGGGATACGGTGGAGGCGCTGAAAAAGGCGAACCCGAACTTCGGGATCAGCGTTGATGAAGAATTTCTCAAAGGTCAGCTCGCGCAGGCGCGGCGCAGCGCGGCTAAGCAGGCGGCGTTCAAGACCAAGCACCTGAACCTCTGGGTCGGCGCTAAATCGGCGTGGATGAACATGCTTGCCTATCAGCGCTGTCGGCAGAAAGATCCGAATATCGAGGGCTTCCGGGGGCAGCCGTGCTTTGTCGGCATCGACTTGGCCAGCAAGGTTGACATCGCCTGTGCCGCGATCCTGTTCCCGCCGAACGGGGAGCGCACCACCTACGCCGCATTCGTGCGCCACTACCTGCCTGAGGACCGGGTACTCGAACAAACCAGGTACCAGGCATGGCATGCCGGCGGGTGGCTTACTGCAACGCCGGGAAACGTGACAGATTTCGGGTATATCGAGGATGACCTGAATAGCCTAAAATCCGAGTACGAGATTCTGGAGGTGCCATACGATCCTTTTCAGGCGACGCAGTTTGCCACGCGGATGATGGCGGAAGGATTCCCCATGGTCGAGGTTGGCGCGACGGTGCGGAATTTTTCCGAGCCGATGAAACAGCTTGAAGCGCTTATCCTCAAAAAGCAGATCGCGTTCGAGGCCGACCCTGTGCTGATGTGGATGTTCGGCAATGTAGTTGCTAAGCTTGACCGCAAAGACAATATTTTCCCTAACAAGGAACTGCCGGATGCAAAAATTGACGGGGTTGTCGCGCTGATCATGGCGCTGAACCGCTGCCTGGCCAGACAGGACGGCAACGGCATGGGAGACTATGTGGAATGGCTGGCGCGGGCGTGAGCAGAAAGACCGCATGGCAAGGGCTCCGCCAGTGGCTGATGCTGAAAAAGGCATCGACCCCACTATCCATCCGCGACCCCGAACACTGGCGCAACCGTGAATTTGACTCTTACGGCGAGCCGGTCAACGAGGCAAGCGTGCTGTCACTGGCTGCGGCGTGGGCATGCGTGAACCTGATTGCCGGGACCATCGCATCCCTGCCGCTGATGGTGTACCGCACAGATCGAAACGGCTCCCGCACGCTGGCGCAGGATCATCCGCTGTACAGGCTGGTTCACAATTCGCCCAATGCATTACAGACCGCCGTTGATTTTTGGGAATACTTGGCTGCGTCGCTGGAGTTACGCGGCAACGCTTACGCGCGCATTGTCCGCAGTGGCGGCCGGGTGGTGAGCCTGATCCCGGCATCCGCTTCGGCAATGACAGTACGGAAACTCGACAGTTCGCGCCTCGAATACAGCTGGAACGATGATGGCAAGCAGGTCACCGAGACCAGCGACAACATGCTGCACATCCGTGGGTTTGGCGGATCGCCGCTCGGCGGGCTGTCAACGTTGCAGTTCGGCGCACAGGTGTTCGGCCTATCGCGTGCCGTTCACAGCGCGGCGGGGAGCACTTTCCGCAACGGATTGCGCCCGTCTGGGGTGTTGACGTTTGAGCAGTTTCTGACCACAGACCAACGGGACATTATCGAAAAGCGCCTTGTGGAGAAATTTGTTGGCGCCATGAATGCCGGCCGGCCGATGGTGCTTGAGGGAGGAACTAAGTGGGAGCAACTCACCATCAACCCTGAAGATGCGCAGATGCTCGAATCGCGATCGTTTTCGATTGAGGAAGTCGCGCGGATGTTCGGGGTTCCGCCGCACATGATCGGCCATACAGCGAACAGCACAAGCTGGGGCACCGGCTTGGAACAACAGACGCTGGGGTTCCAGAAATTCACCCTGCGCAGGCGACTAAAGCGAATCGAGCAGGCGCTTGAAAAACAGTTGCTTACAGAGGAAGATAGGTCGCAGGGCGTAACGATAGAATTTTCCCTTGAAGGCTTGCTACGTGGTGACAGCGCGGCGCGGTCCAGCTTTTACCAATCCGGCTTGATGAACGGGTGGATGACGATCAACGAAGTTCGCGCGCTCGAAAACCTACCGCCTGTAGCCGGCGGCGATGTTCCGCGCATGCAGTCGCAGAATGTGCCTATCTCAGGAGGCCCAACCGCATGAACACGAAAGAATTTACCCTCGAAGTCAAGGCGGTCGGCGAGGCTGGCGTCATTGAGGGGTGGGCATCAACGTTCGGCGGAGCGCCGGATGCCTACGGCGATGTCGTTGTCCCTGGCGCCTTCGCCGACAGCCTCGTGCGCCATAAACGGGAAGGCACAGCGCCACTGATGCTGTTCGGCCACCGGGCAAGCGAAGTGCCGATCGGCGGCTGGGATGATCTGGCCGAAGACGGCAAGGGGCTGTGGGTCAAGGGCACAATCGATCTTGACGACCCTCTCGGCGGCCGGGTGCATCGCGCGCTCAAGAACAAGCGCATGCGCGGACTGTCCATCGGCTACGCGACCAAGCGCGAGCAGCGCGACGAAAAGAACCCGGCGATCAACCGGCTGCTGGAAGTCGATCTGTTTGAAATTTCTATCGTTACATTTCCGGCCAATCGTCGCGCCACCGTGACGGCAGTGAAAGCCGAAAGTGAATTGCGAAACCGCCTGGCGGCCGGGGACCGGCTGACAGTGCGGGAGTGGGAGCGGCTGCTCAAAGAGCATTTCGCGCTCAGCAACTCCGAGGCGGAGCGTGCCGTGAGGCTCCACCTTCGGGGCGGCTCGGGGGAACCGAGCGCAGACGACGGCATTGCATTTCTGCGCGCCCTGACGGGCATTACCAATTGAGGATTTGAAAATGAGCGAATCAACCAAAACCGCCGAACAACTGGCGGCCGAATTCAAAAGCGCCTACGACGCCGCCATTGACAAGGTGAAAGCCATCGCGGAACAAGCGCTCGGCGAGGCCAAAACCAGCGGCGAGATCGCGTCCAAAACGAAGGAAGACGCCGACGAAGCGCTGCTGAAAATGGGCACGATCCAGGAGCAGTTCCGCGGCCTGGAGCAGCGCCTGCTGGAGGGACATGTCGGCGGCCAACAGCGTGCCAAGAGCGTCGGCGAACTGTTCACCGAAAGCGATAAGGTCAAGGAGTTCTTGTCGCAGGCTCGCCCCCGCGGCCGCGTTGACATGGAGGTCAAGGCCACGCTGACCAGCCTGACCACCGTGGCTGCCGGCTCGGTCGGCGACGCCATCAACCAGACTCGCCTGCCGGGAATCCTGGAGCTGCCGCAGCGCCGCCTTACGGTTCGTGACCTGCTGACGCCGGGAACCATGGACGGCAATACCCTGGAATATGTCAAGGAGACCGGGTTCACCAACAATGCCGCACCGGTCGCCGAGGGCGCGCTCAAGCCATCCAGCGATATCCAGTTCGACCTGGTGAGCACCAGCGCCAAGGTCATCGCCCACTGGATGAAGGCGAGCCGGCAGGTTCTCGACGACATCTCGCAGCTGCGGTCGATCATCGACCAGCGCCTGCTATACGGCCTGGCCTACGTCGAGGAAGCCCAGCTGCTCAATGGCGACGGCACCGGGCAGAACTTGCTGGGACTCATCCCGCAGGCGACGGCCTATGCGGCGCCGATCACGCTAACTGCGCCGACCAGCATCGACATGATGCGGCTGGCCATGTTGCAGGCGGCGCTGGCTGAGTACCCGGCCACTGGCCACGTGATGAATCCCATCGACTGGGCCTGGATCGAGACGCTCAAGGACGCGGAGGGTCGGTACATCATCGGCAACCCGCAGGGCAGCATCTCGCCGACGCTGTGGGGGCTGCCAGTGGTAACCACGCAAGCGATCGCGGTGGACAAGTTCCTGACCGGGGCATTCCGGCTGGGGGCGCAGGTGTTTGATCGGTGGGCGGCGCGGGTCGAGGTTGCGACTGAGAATGATTCCGATTTCGTTATGAACCTTTTGACGGTGCTCAGTGAAGAAAGGATCGCCCTTGCCGTCTACCGTCCCCAAGCATTTATTTTCGGTGACTTCGGCCGCGTAGCCTGAGGTAAAATGGCAAACGGCGCGGTGGTTGTAGCCGCCGCGCCGTTCTAAACAAACCGAACATGCGGGGTTCGATATGTCTGCCGATCAGTCTAGAGCAAAGGTCACGAAATGTCATGCTGGGTGCGGTGGTGATGTCCAGTACAAGACGAACAGCAAGGTTTATTGCGATCCATGCCGCGCGGAGCGTCGGCGCGAGATGGACAGAAAAGCCGCCGAGGTCCAGCGCCGAAAGCGAGGAATTGCGCCTGTCAAGGGAACGACCATCGCGTGCGAACAGTGCGGCGTCCAATTCGTGCGAAGCGGCATCAAGCGCAAGTTCTGCGCGCCTTGTGCTGACGAAGTGATGCACCAGCGCGCACGCGACCGCGTCAATCGGCTGGCCCGCGAACGCGGTGCGCCACAATTCGGCGAGGAACTGAATTGCAAGCACTGCGGTACCACGTTCAAACGTTCATCGCCGCGCGAGTGCTATTGCGAGAAGTGCAAGGAGCTTCAGAAGCGTAGCGCGCTGCCGCTCCTGAAGGAGGCCGTGAGGAAGTACAAGAAGGAAGTGTGGCTTCCAAAGTACTGGGAAGACCCGGAAGTCCGGAACCGAACCCTTCAGTCCTACAAGAAGTCACGCAACAAGCGGAAGGCCGATCCGGCGTTCACCATCAACGAACGCATTAGCGTAGGCATACGGCAAAGCCTGGCCCGTGGCAAAGGAGGCGCGAGATGGCAGGCTTTGGTGGACTACACCCTTGCCGACCTAATGCGCCACCTGGAGCGCCAGTTCCTTCCCGGCATGACATGGGAGAACAGAGGCGCCTGGCACCTGGATCATATTCAGCCGCTCGCAAGCTTCAACTTCACCACGCCGTCCGACCCGGACTTCAAGGCCGCTTGGAGCTTGCCGAACCTGCGCCCGTTGTGGGCGTGTGATAACCTACGCAAGAGTGCGCAGCGGACCCATCTGCTGTGACGGAGGCTAGAATGAAGCACACCTACCGCGTACTGCGTCAAATGACCGGCGACAAGCCATATTTGCCGGGGGACACGCGCGATCTGACGCCGGCCGAAGCAAAGCACTTGGTGGCCCTGGGCGTGCTCAAAGACCTTGGCCCGGTAAAGACCGAAGCCGAGAAGGCCGCGCCGGCACACGCCAACAAGCAGGCGCCGGCCGTTAAAAACAAGTCGCGAACGTAGGAGGCCGCATGTCTGACGTTGGTTCGGAAAAATTTGCGATTGCAGCGGGAGCCATGTCGCCTGCCATATGGATGACGACATTTGAAACCGGAATCACAGCCATCCCCGCGGCTGGCGGAACGATGCGCGTGTTCAAGTCGACCTCGCCGCGCCTTGACATCCTCGCCGACATCGCCGACGGGTCGCTGTCCTACGCCAACCTGATCGCCGGCACGCAGCCCACACGCAGCACATGGATGCTGTGGGCGCCCGGCGCGGTAACCGCCACCACCAACCAAGGGCCGATTGAATCCGCCGGGGACGTGGCACTCATCGCCACGGCGACCGGCGCGGCCGGGCGGCTTGAGGTGGCCCGATGACCATCGAGCAGCGCGTCGAACGGATGTTCAATCCCGGCGGGTCAACGCCGGTGGGTACGGGTTTCCCGCTCGTGC